CGCCACTCAAAGCTGTTAGCGTCACAGCTGTTGACGAAGTCTTGCAAAAGGTCGCACCCACCAGCTCAGATCTATACGAGTTCAGAAGAGAGACGGGGTATACCAATCTTGGTAACCTCGGGACTAAGAGTTTGAGAATCAAGATGCGCCACCGACCGATCTTGGATCCATTCGCCAGCGGCGAGAAGAAAGTGATCAGCGTTGCGCGGTGTCGATCAAGAGCGCAGACGAATACTCTTGACCACTCGCTCCAAGCTGCTATTAGCCGGTACGCCACAGCCAGCTCTAAACTACCGCTAGACCAGTTTGAACCTGAAGTGCAACGTTTGACTAACGGACTGAATCAGTTCATCAAGATTCGAGAATTGGCCCAGATTACACCGGAAATGCTCGCTATAGCAGAAGCTGAGGCTTGCCAGAACATCGTGGCTAAGAAGAACCCGACTAGACAGGAGGAAGGCTTGTATGGATCAACCTCGTTTGCCACCAGCACTATCTCGTGCTTTAACAGACAGCAAGATAAAGCCGGACTTAAAGTTGAGACTTGGCTTCAAGGTAACGCGACACCAGCGGGCACTTACAAGTTCAAAGGCGGCCAACCGATCTCCGCCTCGCCAAAGACGATCAACCACATATGTATGGCTTACGTGAGATGCCTCGAACTTGAAATCATTCGGTGCCGCCGACCTGGCGTCCATCTACCAAACGGCACCAGCACCGAAGATTTCAAGAAGCGACTCGATGCTGACATAAGAGCTCTTCCAGCCGGCCGCTACCAGACGATCTGCACGGACATCAGCGAACAGGACACGACGAAAACAGCAGCCGTACACGAGCTGGTCAAACGCTTGTTTCGCATCGTCGGAACTCCCGAGCACGTTATAGACATCCTCTTTAGCACTATACGTGCTTGGGCAGCGCGCGGACTTGACTACACACTATGGACCTTGGATGCGTTTCAGAGCGGCACGGCTATGACCTACCTCAACAACACAATCGACAACATGGCAAGAGTCGGGAGTGCGTACAGCGTAGCTGCGCCGTTCGTTGCAGGGTTCAAAGGTGATGATGGTTTCATACGCTCTCAACAAGTGACGAAGATCCACAACTTCAAAGAGCTTAAAGTTGAAGAAGGGGTCACCGGAACTTTTGTCGGATATTTAGTCGGTGACGTCCTCACGATCGATCTTCCAAGATTGGCAAACAAAGCAGCTTGCCGAGTCTACACTAACAAGCGCCAAGCTGATGAGTATGCCACCGCTGTTACGGACTGGTTGCACCTCATTCGCAACAACGATGAGGCTCAACACATGATACGGGTGAACGCTTTCCATTACAATCTCTCTGTTTCTGAATGCGAAATCCTCTGGTCATTCCTCGTGTGGTACGCTCAAGGTGGTTTTAGCCGCAGCTTCTTTACAAGGAGCACCAACCATACTACTGGCTTCCTGTATAAGAAACTGCTGGATTAACCACCAAGTAGCGCACCAAAATCCACCCTTGGCACTGACCTACCCAA